GAATTTATAAGTTATGGAGCAGATGCAGGATATAGTAATGACCCTACAACATTAGTTTCTGTTTACAAGAAAGAACATAACCTTTATATTAAAGAACACATATACCAAACACAGATGACTACTTACGACATCAGCAGGAAATGGAAAGAGATAGGTATTGAAAGAGAAACAATATATTTTGATAGTGCTGAACCAAGATTGATTGAGGAACTGCGTAGAATGGGTTTTAACGTTAGGCCAAGTTTAAAAGGTGCTGACAGTATCAACGCAGGTATAGACCTCTTAAAACGCTTTAAAATACATATAGAGAAAGATAGCACTAATGCAATACAAGAGTTTAGGAACTACAAATGGCAAGAGGACAGAAGTGGTAAGATGATAAATAAACCAGTTCCAAAAAACGACCATATTATTGATGCGGTCAGATACGCTACTTATTCAGTATTAAGCAAACCTAACTTCGGTAAATACGCTATTATATAAAAATAATTAACATTTTTTGTGAATAAGTTTGGTAGTTACATTTATTTGTTTTATATTTGTACTGTTGCAATGAAGCAACAACTTTAATTTTTTTTTATTATGGCTTATATTATAAACTTTGCAGAAACGAGATACGAAACAATAAATACTTTTCAAGAGTATGCAAATATTGAATATGCAAGAAGAGATATGAAAGAACTTTTTAGTAATTTATTCAATCACAAAAATTCTAATGAATACCAGCCAACTACATTTGGTAAAAAAGATTATTTTCATTTTTATGTAAAGCACGAAGATGGAACAGAAGAAAAAAGAGCATATTTCATAACAAGGAAATACAAAACAGATAAATATTCTTGTAGGACTTCTATTGACAAAAAAGATAGAGCAAAGGAATTAGGACTACCTTGTGAGTACTATTAATAAAATAAATTAAAAAAAGTTTGTTTATAATTTGTGTATTAAATAAATAAGTATTATCTTTGAAGTGTTGCAACGAAGCAACCAATTTAAATCTTATATTATGACTTATTCAACTTCTTCTTTTTCTCCTTCTACTTTAATAGATGTTTTATCTGCTTTTAACAATCGTTCAATGTCTGTTACTGAAATGGGCGAATGGATTTATAGCGTAGACCCAGAAACTTTTAAAGAGGTTAAAGGTATTCATTTAAGAGGTGCAGGAACTTCAACTTTGCTAAACACTTTCAAGTTAGCATTAAAAAAAGCTAAAACTATATAATTAAAATAATTATTTATATATTTAACCTTTACAGAAATGTAAGGGTTTTTTTATGCCTTGTAATAAAATAATTTAAATCTAACTATATACATATATGAAAGTTGAATTAATAGTACCGAATAGTTTAAACGAGGTTACACTTGGCCAATATCAAGAGTACATAAAATTAAAGGATTTATCAGAGGTTGAAATGTCTTTGAAGATGATTGAGATATTCTGCAACTTAAATTCTGAACAAGTACGATACTTAAAAGCTACTGATGTAAGTGCAGTAATAAGTATTATATCAGAAATGTTTGATAGTAAACCTGGATTGATAAATACGTTTAAAATAGAAGGTATTGAATACGGTTTTATTCCTAACCTTGATGAGATGAGTTTTGGAGAATATATAGATTTAGATACTTATATAGGAGATTGGGATAACATTGAGAAAGCTATGGGAGTGCTTTACAGACCAGTAGAGATGCGAAAGGGTAATAGATATCATATAAAAGAATACGAAGCAGGAGAAACAGAGCATTTAAAAGCTATGCCGTTAGATGCCGTATTGGGTTCTATACTTTTTTTTTATCGTTTAGGGAACGACTTGTGCGAAATTACGATGAACTCTTTGGGGGATACGGAGAGGGAGGACTTACAAGTGCTGCTCAATTCGGAAAAAAATGGGGTTGGTACTCAAGTATTTATGCACTCGCTAAACAAGATATTCGAAGATTTGAAAATATCACTAAATTAAAGATGCACGAATGTTTGATGTTCTTAACATTTGAAAAAGAGAAAAACGAATTAGAAGCAAAACAAATAAAAAAGAAATTTTAGATGCAAGGGATTAGAGGATTTTACCAACTTACTGAAACTATAAAAGACCAATTATTGAATGATGAAAATGTCAATACAGTAACAACTGGAGATATAACAGAAATAGATTTATCTAAACAAACTATATTTCCTTTGTCGCATATTATTGTAAACAATGTAATTACAGAAGAACAGTATTTATCTTTTAATATTACAGTTATGGCAATGGACATTGTAGATGAAAGCAAAGAACCATCAACTGATATATTTAGAGGTAATGATAATGAACAAGATGTATTAAATACTCAATTAGCAGTACTTAATAGATTGACAATGATATTGCGAAAAGGTACTTTACATTCTGATTTATACCAGTTAGATGGCACACCGAATTGTGAACCTTTTTACGAAAGGTTTGAAAACAAGTTAGCAGGTTGGGCTTGTACCTTTGATGTATTTATACAAAACGATATTAATATATGCAGTTAAAAGAAACACAGAAGGCTTTAAATTCTTTTGCTAAATATGTAATACAACAGAGTAGAACTAATTTAACCAAAGGTACTAAACCTTATGGCTCTAAAAATAGTAGTAAGAAATTATACAATAGTTTAGATGGTGATGTAAAGGTTTCTAAAAATAGCTTCCAATTAAGTTTCTTAATGGAAGAATACGGAGTGTTTCAAGACAAGGGTGTAAGTGGTACAGAAAAGAAATACAATACACCTTTTAAATATACGAATAAGAAACCTCCTGCAAGTGCATTTAGTCAATGGGTTATACGAAAAGGATTAAAAGGGACAAGAGATAAAAAAGGAAGGTTTGTAAGTAGAAAGGGTTTACAGTTTGCAATAGCTAATACTGTATTTAGAAAAGGAATTAAACCAAGTTTATTCTTTACTAAACCATTTGAGAAAGCATTTAAGAATCTACCAAAAGAGTTAGTAGAATCATTTGCTTTAGATGTAGAGCAATTAATAAAAACAACAGTAAATAATAAATAATGGCAATACAAGTAAGAAGTCCACATTTTGAAAGCGTATCTGTAAGTAATTTGTCTTACGGAATATTAAAAATATATATATGGACTGGAGATAAAAATACTGTACCACCAAGTTTTGAATATTCTATAAAAAAATCAGCTACAACACCTACAACTGGTAATCCAAGAGTAACATTTGAAGTAGCTGAACTTATAAGAGATTTTTTAGATATTGAGTTTAATGGTAATTATAGTGGTCAAGGAGTATGGGTTAGGTTTGAGTTAAATGGATATAATTCATCTGAAGTATCTATTATTAATTCTGCTTATACTATTGATGCTTTTGATGGTTATGAATATTTTGAAGAAGTTTTTACAGCATCGCCTTTAATGATTACAAATAGAAAATTATTTGTTTTAGAAGATAATACATTTAGAGTTCCAATATATACAAATTCAAGTCCAACAGTTACGTTTTTAAAAAACAATGAGATTGTAGGAACTACATCATTTATATCAAGTGATGAAAGTTCAGAACAGATAAAGTACGTTTCTATTTATGGAGATGATACTAATTGGGATACATTTAAAGAAAGAGTTTTAGAAGATGGTGGTACAGATTATGAAAGTAATAAATGTTTAGAAGCATTTTTTAACGATTACTCGATAGGAGCAGTAGATAAGATAATTGTTTCAGATAGTAATGGTATTAAAACTATAAATGTATCTATTTTAGAAGAATGTAAATACGAACCTAAAAAGGTAACGTTTGTAAATAAGTATGGTGCTTTACAAGATATGTACTTCTTTAAGAAGTCAGTTGAGAGTATGAATATAAAGAAAGAATCTTATAAGTCAAATATATTAAACGTATCTGCATACGACAGTTATAATCACGTTTACAGAGATTTTAATGTAGTAGGTAAAGAATCAGTTACTTTAAGTAGTGGATTTTTAAGTGAAGAATACAACGAAGTATTTAAACAAATGATGCTATCTGAAAAGGTTTGGGTTACTAACATAACAGAAGATGGAGAACAAGTTTTACCAATAAACGTTAAGACATCAAATATTAATTATAAGACATCTTTAAACGATAGATTAGTAGAATACACAATAGAATTTGATAAATCATTTAATGTAATAAACGACATTCGATAGATGCAGAAGATACAATTATATATAGAGGGTCAAAGAGTTGATATGTTTGATGATGAAAGTGTATCAATAACGCAATCAATAAAGAACGTAAAAGATATTGATAAAGTATTTACGGACTTTACAAGAACCTTTAGTTTACCAGCAAGTAAAACAAATAATAAAATATTTAAGCATTATTACAATTTTGATATTCAAAATGGTTTTGATGCAAGGATTAGAAAACCTTCAAATATAGAATTAAATACTTTACCATTTACAGAGGGGTTAATAAAGTTAGAAGGAGTTGATTTAAAGGATAATAAACCACATACATATAAGATTACATTCTTTGGGAATACTGTTACCTTAAATGATATTTTAGGAGATGATAAATTAAGTGGTTTAAATAGTTTAACGAGTTTGAATCAAACGTATGACGCTACAAGTATAAAAGATTCTTTACAAGATGACCCAACTACAAATGACATTATTACACCATTAATTACGCATACACAAAGATTAAGTTTTGATTCTCATAGTTCAGCAAATGACCCAGGAAATATTGCTTGGGATAACGGACACGTTCACGGAGTTTTATATACGGATTTAAAATATGCAATTCGTTTACATTCTATTATTGAAGCAATAGAAACTAAATATCCAACTTTGTCTTTTAGCGATGATTTCTTTGTAAATACGAATGCACCTTATTATAATCTTTTTATGTGGTTGCATAGAAAGAAAGGAGATGTTGAAAATTTAAGTGGTTTAAATGAATCTTTGATAAATACTTTTACAAATGATTCTGATGTATTAACAAGTTCCGTAATGTTAAACAATGCTTTATCTTTATATTCATATACACCTCCATCATCAGTATTAGAATATACTCAATTAAATCTTAAAAGCACTACATCAAATACTAATCCTTATAAAATATCAATTAGAAAAAACGGTATTGAAGTTGCAAATAGTGGAGAAATTACATCTGGTTTAGAATTTACAACAAGTGTACCTGCTTCTGAAATTGAACAAGATGCTCAATACACAGTATACATTGAATCAGATTTTAATATTACTTTTTCTAATATTACTTTTCAAGTATATAAATATGACAATACTAATATACCTGCACCTCCGATTATATATTCAAAAGGTTACGCAATTACAAACTTTGTTTATACAAGTTCTTTTGAGTTTGATATTACGCAACAGATACCAGACATAAAAGTAATTGATTTTTTAAGTGGGTTGTTTAAAATGTTTAATCTTACTGCATTTGTTGAAAGAAATGAAACAGAAGTAACAGTTAAAACTTTAGATAGTTTTTATTCATTAGGTGGTTCTTATGACATAACTAAATATGTAGATGTAAGTAAAAGTCAAGTAAATGTAGCTTTACCTTATCGTAAAATTAACTTTAGACACGAAGATACAAAAACATTTTTAGCTGCAAAACACACTCAACTATTTGGAGAAACTTGGGGAGAAGCAGGATTTGATAGTGGTCAAAAATTAGATGGTAGTATCTACAATGTAAAGACACCATTTGCTCAATTAAAATATGAAAGGTTAATAGATGAAAATCCTTCTGGAGTAGGTACAACTGATGTTCAATGGGGTTGGTTTGTAGATGATAATCAAGAATCTTATATAGGAAAACCTTTGTTGTTTTATCCAATAAGAATAACAAGCGGTAATCAAATAGCTTTTTTAAATTCTCCAACAGACCAAGACCCTATTACAACATACAACATACCTTCAAATAGTGTTGCTTTATCATCTGCAACAAGTTCTTATAATATAAATTTTAACGCAGAGCAAAATGAATGGGGTGCTTTAGAAGTACCTGCTGATGTTGGTTTTACAAATTCATTATTTGAAGCGTATCACAAGAACTATATAACAAGTGTATTTAATTTAACAAATAGAATTACAAAAGTTACTGCTTATTTACCATTGAGAATATTACTTAATTATACGTTAGCAGATAGATTTGTAATAGCTGGAAAGAGTTATAAAATAAACTCAATAAAAACTAATTTAAAAAACGGTAAATCTGATTTAGAATTACTTAACGATTTATGATAGAAAATATTTTAGAATTATTAAAACACGCAAACGGAGAAACAGAAAACATACGTATTGCACAAGGTAAGAATAAACTACCTATCAGTTTAAAAGATGGATATAAGGCACTTAAACAAGAAATAAAATGGCAGAAAAAGTAATAATTGATTTAGAGGTAAAATCTAATAAAGGTGTTAAGAATGTAGAAAAGCTAAACACCGAAATATCTAAAACAAACAAGGAGGTTAAAAAGACAAATGATGAACTTTCTGGTGCAACAAATACTTTAGATAAATTTACTGGTGGAGCAGTTAGTAAGATTAAAAACTTTGGTAGTTCAATAAAAGGTTTAACAAACGGTTTTAAGTCTTTAAAGGTTGCAATTATTGGTACTGGTATTGGTGCATTACTTATTGCTTTAGTTTCTTTAAGAGCAGCATTTACAAGTTCAGAAGAGGGACAAAATAAGTTTGCTAAATTGATGGGTATTATTGGTTCTGTAACTGGTAACCTTGTTGATATGTTAGCTAATTTAGGAGAGGGAATAATAAATGCCTTTACTAATCCAAAACAAGCATTAATAGATTTTAAAAACTTAATTGTAGAAAATATTACAAATAGGTTTAACGCTATTATTGACACGCTTGGATTTTTAGGTAGTGCATTTAAAAAGGTATTTAGTGGAGATTTCAAAGGTGCATTAGAAGATGCAAAATCAGCAGGAAGTTCTTACATTGATTCTTTGACTGGTGTTGAAAATAGTATTAATAAAGTAACAGAAGCAACTAAAGGACTTGTAAAAGAGTTAAAAGAAGAGGCAAAAATTGCAGG